TCATCCCCCGAAGCTCATCAGCTGCGCAGCGGCGTTCTCAGCCTCGCGCTGGTCCCTAAATGCCCGGGACAATATCCAGCGCCACAGGACATCGAACGCGGCTTTGTAGAGCTGCGAAAACTCGGTCTCGTCCATATTGGCGAAGGCGATACTGCGGGGATGCTTCCGAAGGGTTCCGTCAGGCAGCTGGATGGCGTCGTAATGCCCTGCCTCGATGGTTACCCAAGCGCGGTAGGCGTCGAAAGATTTGCAAGCACTGATGCTTCCGGCACGCTTGTCGGCGATGCGATCGAGATACTGCTCAGCAGCATCCAGCAGCGCGGTTTCACTCCCGCCGAACGATGCCAGGAACTTCGCATAGCCGGTCACCAGCTTGCGTTCGTTGGATGAGATAGCGCCGCCGGTTGGTTCCCAGTATTCGAAGCCGAGATTCAGCAGAGCGAAGAAACGACGATGGAAGGCCGGATTACGGACCTGTTTGAAGTCGGCCACCAGCACGGCGCCGAGCTTGATTTTTGATTGCAGAAAGTCGCTGGTCTCCGGCGTGGCCGGGATCAGGATTCCTGAGGACTGTTTGATGAGTTGTAACTGCGCCATGGTGTTCTCCGTGGCGCATCAGGTCAACGGGTGTTCAGTCCGTTGATATCATAATATCAGAGGGTTGATTGACGCGGTAGCCGAGGCGGCGAAGAAAACGGGTTCCGGACGAAAGATTAAAAATTCCTTCGTCCTCCAGCAGCGGGCGGCACGACACCAGACCATTCCTGGTGTAGACGAGACATCGGCTTTCAAACGGCATAGATCCAATAAGCTTGCCGTCTGAACGCCTGATAATGTCGTACCAGTCACCCTGCTCCTGCTTTTCTTTCACATCGACCTCCTCACTTTGCTATCACCAAATACCCTCTCCCGGCGGGGAGAACTCCACTCCACAGAGCCAAAATACCAAATGGCGCAAATTTCCTAATAGGTTCGCCGGAAGAAAAATTCATTTTTCTCTGTAGCATCTTAACCATACAACAAAATACTGTATGTATAAACAGTATTTATTCGTTTGGCTTAAGTATGCACATGAAATACATGCCTGTGCAAGTCCATTCATCTGATTGATTTAAATAAATTTTTACGCTACTTCCGTGTAAAAACCGACCTTATTTTTTAACACTTTGGCGGCACAGAGAGCACCGGGGTAAATACCTGATTAAAAAACTCTCACCTCCTCTGGGCGAGGGGTGAAGCAGCTTTTATGGATAATTTAATGGGGTGACACTTTTTGTCAGGTTGATAATTTGTTGCCGGTCGCCGGTTATTAACCGATCGATTCATAGATCAATATTCTTGTATCGATCGGTATTATCGATCATGTGCAAATCACCTATGCGCCGGGCGCGAAAAAGGCCTCCGGAAAGGCCCTAGCCGTCGATATGGGGATTCCCATATTGTTTGTATGGGAAGTTGTGCGCTCGAGCGAAATGGTTGCCCCACCAAAACTGGTGAATTGAATATATGAGTAGATTTATTTAATGTGCGTTTCACGTCTATGGAAAGTACAGCAAATGATAAAAGCCAAGTGCTAAATGGAACTACATAAAAACTATAAGAAATTGCGCGTCAACGGTTTCCTTCATTAAAGGTGTTAACATGTCTCAAGAGCCCACTGTAAGCCAATTTATTTGTGGCATTATTCTTTTTGTTATCGCTGCTATTCCGCTTGCAGGTATCGGAATAGCTATGCTGGTGATGGCGGAAGGGATAGAACGTTGGTCTGGTCTTATGTTCTTAGCTTTGTCTTTTGGCATTTGCCAAAGTATCTGGAGAAGGTTCTCTGGCAAATAAGGACAATTGATTCGCCGGGCAATGCCCGGCGTTTTCAAGTTGAAATAAGTCCTCTATTAATATTATCTTTAAGCAGCCCACTCCCGTTGTTCGCACATCTCCGGCAAATTCACCCTTACCAGCGCTTCAGCGAACGGCGGCGGCACGGCGTTGCCGCAGCGGGCCACCTGCTTATCCTTCGCGTACTTCACGCCGCGGTAGTCCTGGTCGATGATGTACCACTCCGGAAAGCCCTGGGCGCGGTACAGTTCTGCTGGCTGCAGCATGCGCATGCCGATATCCACGATGCGATATACCACGCCATCCACAGTCACCAGCCCGTCAGAATCCACGCTGCAATACTCCCGCAGGAATGCCAGCACCTGCGCCGCGCGCTGCTCGTCATAGCCACCCGTCGCCAGGCTGGTTTCAACATTCCCGACATGCAGGCCGCCCGCGGTTAACCCCGGCGCTGGCGCATCAACCACCCGGCCATCCCGGCAGGTCCCGCGCAGCATTACCAGGTGCGACGTGACCGCAGCGTGGTGATTAACCGTTGTGACAGTATGAGCAGGTTGGTCAGCAGCACCGCCAGGGTGCCCAGTGTTATTAACCATCAGGTGCGCAGCGACAACGGCGTGATGATCGGTGGTGGTGACCGTGTGGACCGGTTCGTCCAAAGCCACGCCAGCGCCCTGGTAGTTCCCGCCGAAGTGCTTAACCAGATTCGCCGCCACCAGCCCGAACTTGCCGCCACCGGCGACCACCGTACCCAGCGGCTTATGCAGACCCGGTACGCGCGGTTCCTGCCCGGGGCGTTCGCCGTAACCCATCTGAATCAGGGTCGTCGATACCAGCTGCGATTTGCCGCCACCACCAGCGGTGATCGTGGCGCTTGGTTCGTCGGCCCGGTGCCCGATGCTGGCACCGAACTGCCGGGCGATCAGCGGGGCCAGTACGGGCGCGATGATGTTGGTCCGGTTCTGCGTAAGCAGAGTGAAAAAAGGTTTGTTAACAGGGCGCGGCCGCATCTGGAATTCAGATCCACCGGTGCCGGCAAACAGTGGAGCCACCACTGGGGTGGCGATCGCATAGCCGTGCGTTTTTGTTATGGTCTGCAGCGGTTCCGCCAGCGACTGTCCGCGGAAGCAGTCGTATTTCCCTTTCGTCGTGGTGTGGTTGCACTTCACGATAAACGGCGAGGCGCTATCAATCACGAAGCGCTGGATGCCGCGAGCGATGCGCTTGAGCGTGTTCTCCGCCAGCGGCTTTTTGCGGTCGAAGATGGACTGCGCCGGAATTGACCAGTCGATACATTCCGCCGCGGTACGCCATGGCGCCAGCTTGCCACCCTGCACTGCTGGCGTTTTCGGATCGCCGTGCGTCGGGTCCGGCCAGGTCACCGGCACGCCGTCGCAGCGTATTACCATGAAGAACCGCTTCCGGATGGTCGGCGCGCCAAAGTCGCAGGCACGCAGCTCTCGGTGATCAACGGCATAACCAAGCCCGGCCACCAGCTGCTGCGCCAGCTCGCCGTCGGCGGCAATGCCCAGGAACTCGCAGCACTCCGCCAGTGCCGGATGCCCGGCGGGGATACCGCCTGAGAGCATGCCGCAGAACGCCTCGAAAGTTTCTCCGGCGCGGTCAGGATCCGGGCGCTGCCCGCCGTCAGCCGATACGATAAGCGGCCCCCACGTTTTGAACTCCTCCACGTTCTCCAGCATCATCACTCGTGGCCGTACCGCCAGCGCCCAGCGAATGACGATCCACGCCAGACCGCGAATTTCTTTCTCCACCGGTTTTGAGCCTTTGGCCTTCGAGAAGTGACGGCAGTCTGGAGAAAACCACGCCAGCCCCACCGGGCGGCCAGCGGTCGCCACCAGGGGATTTACATCAAAAACAGATTCACAGTAGTGCAGCGTGTCCGGGTGGTTGGTGGTATGCATCGCCACGGCGTTCTCGTCGTGGTTGATGGCAATATCCACGCTACGCCCGATTGCCAGCTCAATGCCCGTACTCGCCCCGCCGCCGCCGGCAAAGTTATCTACGATAATTTCTCTCACGCGTATTCCTCCATGGCGGCGGCCAGCGACCGGGCCGCGGTGACGATGGCCGGTACCGGCATTTTCTCCAGCCACATGCGGTTGATGTGATGCTTCAGGCGGCGCTGGTGATGCGCCGGGAGATCCCCGGCGTTTTCAATCTGCCCGTAAACCATGCCCACTTCGGCAGGCCATACGGTTTCGCTGACATCCACCAGCAGCAGGCTTTCCAGTTCGACGATCCGTTTTGTGGCGTAACGCTGTTGCGTTTCCGTCATGCTGCACCGCCCTGGCGAAGTTGGCCGGCGACAGATTCAGCAACCTCCTGCGCATCCATGTGCTCGTTGGCGAAAAACACGTTTATCGGCTTGAGTTCTTCATATTTCCGTCGATGCTGGTCAGCCACAGCATCAGCTCCTTGTGCACGCACTTCAGCCAAGAAGTCGTCGGTGGCCGGGGTTTTTATGCCATCTCGCAGTTTGGTGTACGCGCTCAGCATCGCCAGCTCTGGCACCTCGTCAGCGCCAGAATGATAAGCGTCAAGCGCCTCCATCATCAGCTTACTGAACGGTGCAGGTTCGGCTTTCTTCAGCGCCTCATTCTCCGAAGCCAGCTTGCCGTTTTCGTCGTACATGACCTGCAGAGCCGCGGTGGTGCAGTCCAGTCGTTCGGCCAGGCGAGAAACAATCTTCGCGATGTCCAGGATCGGCGTGTAGGTGCTCATCGCCTTCGCAAACTGATGACCAACGGCCACCAGCTCTTTGTTGTTCAGTGAATCACTCATGCCCGTGCACTCCCGATAATTTTGTGGATCTGATAGCCCTGCCAGTTCTGGCGGCATACGTCTGCAATGCTGGGTTTCTGGCGCTCTACCGGCATCGGTTTAATGCGAGTGTCCCCGCCCGGCTCCATGATGTAGGCCGGGTGGCGGCGCTGGCCGATGTTCTTCACAGCACCAGCAGAAACAAGATGCTCGAGCAGGCGACAGGCCTTTTTGCTGTCGCAGCCCAGCAGCCGGCGAACCTGACGCGGGGTTATCTCCCCGCCGTGCTGGATAGCGCGGATGATTGCCCAGAGGTTATTGCTGGCCATTACCCACCTCCGCGCCTACCAGCTGGTTAACGAGATTCTTGTGGCGGGCAACAACCCGGACCGCATCGCGCAGTTTCTCCAGGCTCGCCAGCTTGTTTCTGGTGCGACGGATTTCGCGGGAAAGCACCCGGACGGTAGGGATCACCTGCCCGGCTGAGCGCCCTTCGGTGAACGAGGGGATCTCGCTGACGAACTGCTTCAGCGGCTTGTCGGCGTCGGTTAACGCGGGAACTGCAGGTGCTGCAGGTGCAGAAGGAACTCGCTCAGGTTCGGATGGTGCCGCCGGCAGTGACCAGGTTACGCCCTTGCCCTGCCCGTTCTTCACCACGACACCCTGACGCTCAAGCGCGCGCATTGCCGAGGTCATCCCTCGCCCGTTGCGGTTAACTTCCAGAGCCAGCGATACTGTATCCATGGCGCCGTTCTTCGCCAGCAGCGCTCTGATTACCTCAGGGTCAACAGGGTCTGGCGCTACGCCATGAAGTACCGGTTTAGCCGCTGGCGCCAGCGCAGTGCGTTTCGCACCAGTTACTTTGCCAATAAACCAGCCGCCATCGGAAAAATCACACAGCCCCTGATCGCGCTGTTCGCGCAGCATGTTCAGAGCCTCAACAGGTTCGATATCCAGACGGGCTGCCACTTCGCGGTACGTTGCCCTGCCCATCTTTTCCAGTGCTTGAGTTACTGTTTCCATAGTTTTTCCTTCCCCAAATTATTTAACAGGACGCAGGTGTGACACGTTCCCGCGATAACTTGCCCAGTCGAAATTGACCCAGATCCCGCTGTCCATCCGCAGGCGGTCCACGACCCGCGCGCCGAGTGTGGCAACCAGCTCTTCGTAATTCAGGTTGCTCAGGATGCCAACAGGCTTCATGCCGGAGAGTCGACGGTCGATGATCTGGTTGATGATCACCTTCTCGCCACTGGAGCCGCGCTGAATACCGACTTCGTCCAGCACCAGCAGATCGACATTGCAGAGGTCGTTCAGCAGCGAAGATTCGGACTGGCCGTCGTCATAGCACTCGCGCACGCGGAGCATCAGGTCAGGGATGGTCACCATCAGAACGGAGTGGCCAGCTGCCAGCAAGTGGTTACCGATCGCCGCTGCCAGGTGGTTCTTTCCGGTGCCGGGCGCGCCGCTGAAGACAAAGCTCGCAAATCCGCCGCCGCCAAAGTTCTGCGCATAGCTCTTCGCCAGGCTGTATGCCTGTCGCTGCTCAGGGCTCGACACTTGGTAGTTGGCGAACGAGCAGCTGCGGTGCAGCGCCTGAATGCCTGCACGACCAAAAATCTTCTCCGAGCGAGCACGCTGATTCAGCTTGTCGATCTCCTCGGAGCGCTTGCGGCCCTCCGCTTCCTGCCATGCCTGCCACTCTTCGACGCTGTTAAATTTCGGCTGTACGCTGGCCGGGATGAACTTCTTCAGGCGCTCAAGTGCGCTGCCAGTTCCGATTAAGCTTTTCATCGCTACCCCCTGAAACCTGTTGGGATTTTCTTGTCTGGCTTGGAAATGTGATTAACATCCCGCCCCGCATTGCGGCTGTTCAGCCCGAATTTTGGCTTGAACAGTCCCTGGTACCCGTTGGCGATACTGGCGTTGATTACGGCTACCGGATCGTGACCTTCGTCCAGACACTGCTTCAGCAGGCTGAAAGCCTTGGTGACGGTCAGTTCGGTTTTGATGGCTTTGCCAGACTGCTTGCGATAGGCAACCCACTCACTCCAGGACGACGCATCCAGCCATTCAGGAACCGGGATACTCAGCGGGTCAAACTTCACCTTCCCCCTTGGGGGATTAGAGGGGGTTAGATCTGTATTTATATTTGTCTTTGGAAGAATGTCTTTGGTGTTCCCTGTTTTCAGGGATACCTCTCCCTGTTTTTGGGGATGGTTATCCCCGTTTTCAGGGATGGTTGAGGGGGTAAAACTGCTATCCCTGTTTTCGGGGATGGTTATCCCTTTTTTCAGGGATGATTCTCCCTGTTTTTGGGGATGGTTAATTCGGCTTTCGGGGAGGGTAATAACCCCTGAGACAACTTCAGCAGCAGGGAAAGCCGCTGGACACTTCATGCAATTCGGCTTGGCGTAAGCCCATTTATCCAGGTTGGTGTTGATCCCTATGTATCTGGTTTGCCCAATCCGGCGCAGGATGATGATGTTCCGGTAAGCCAAGCTCAGCACAGCTTCAGAGACATGCTTCACCTTCAGCGTCGTTTTGTCTGCGATGAGGCTATTGGCGATCCGGTCTGATTTTTTCGACCAGCCATACGTCAGCCGAACGATGGCATTCAGAACGCGGAATTCCCGGCCCGATAGCTCGACGATACACAGGGCATCCTGAATCTGGTTGGCTAAACGCAAATAGCCGTTTTCCAGTTCAGCCATGCGGCTCTCCTGTTTTCCCTGCTGCGCGGGGAATTTGTATATTTCAGCGGTATTTGACATACTGATCTCCGCAATTACGCTCAGTTTTTGCATCAGAAAGCCGTTGGTGTTCGAGCACCGCGGCTTTCGCCTTTTTAGAACCCGTCATACAGCCCCCAGCATCGTTGTAACCATGGCCATCAATGGCGCCACAGAGTCCGGGCCATCCAGGTAAAAACTGGCGACAATCTTTTCGCTGATCTCCTTCAACCGAACCTGCTTTGGCGCCTTGAGCAAGACAGCCTGAATAGCCTCAGCATCCTCTTTCACCGTTTTAGCGATTCGAAGCGCAACATCATCGAGCTGAACAATGCGCTCGCGATATGCCAGGGGCAGCGCCGAGATAATCGCCGGCGCCAGCAGTTCGACGTTCGCCCGGTAAGCTGCCGAGTTCTCCTTGTTGTCTAACCAACGAAACATCTTCACGTTCCAAACGCCTGGCTGAATGTTGAGATCAATGCCTTGAATCATCATCTCCTCCGCCACTTCTTTGATTTGCAGTGCAACGACCAGGCGGCCCTCGTCTGCGGCCCAGGCACGGACAGCTGCACATAAGTTACGGTGGTCAACGTTACCAGCTGACACTTCGCTTTGGTGATACTGGTATATCAGGCGCTCTGTCGGCGCTCTGTTATTCTGTTGAAAAGAAAGTGTTTGCATGGTTAGAGTTCCTACTTTGGTAAACCATCAGTGGGATTTGGGTAGAGATCAGGGCGCAGTTCGTGGGGAGTGACGCCGGTCAGGTTGAAGATGGAAAAAATGTAATTTGGTGGGACGATTCCATGGTCACGATTTTTCCAATGACTGACGGACATACTCGTCACACCCAGTGCCAGGCTGAGCTTTCTGGCAGAGCCAGCGGCTTTGATTGCTTTATCGAGTGCGGACATGTGATTCTCCTGCTTATTGATAGCAAGAGTAAACCACAGATTTATACTTCATGCAAACTTTGGATTTATTGTGTGTGTAAACCAAATATTTACAATGACGATATGAGAAAAGAAGAACCCAACCCCATTCTGGTAGAACGCCTCACCGAGATCACTGATCGCGGCGTTACCAAAGCAGACATGGCACGAATAGCTGGAGTCACTCCTCAGGCCGTAAACGGCTGGTTCAAAAAAGGAGTGATTAGTAAGAAATCGGCACTGGCCATAGCCGACGCTGTTGGCATTTCTGTCGCCTGGCTACTCGGTGAGGACGTTGGTGAAAAAGACGGACTTAAGCCGGACGAACAGCGCCTGCTGGAGCTCTACCGTCAGCTGCCAGAAGAAGAGCAACAAAACATGCTCCGTATCTTTGCGATTCGCCTGAAAGAGCTGGATGAGCTGTATGAGAAATACATGAAGGGGCGGATACGACCGCAGGGGGGTTAAGCAACTGGCTATGAACAGGCTTAATCATGTGAGCGCTGATACCGATTAATGGGCCCGGTAGTGTTGAGATAGTATCTGTACGACAGGTTTGAGTGACAGCTTGCATAACACATAAAAACAGGAGTATTTATGGTAAGCAAATCGGATAATGAGATTAGTAAAAAAACCATTAAGCCTAAATCAATTAAGTTGAGAGCTTTTAAAGTAGAAAACAGCGATTTAACAAAAAAATCAAATCCTGCTAAGCAACTGCTTTTATCTAAACTGACGAGTTCATCCACAGTTAAGGAAAGATGCATGCTTCTTACCCCGGATGATCCAAAGGAAGGTCAAGACTTAATCCCTCATTATCAGTTATCTGAAACAAGCAAATCAGTATTTTGCTCAATGTTCCGAATCGCTCCAAGTGAAGGTGTTGAAAAAATACCAGATCAACTTTTTGATAAACCGTCATTTACCATAAACGATCTCCAAGGCGCAGACATTGATACAGCGGTTGTATGCAAAAGCCATTTTTATTTTTGCATGAATGATAATTATTTAGTTACTAACTTACCATTAAACAAAACTATATCTTCTCTTCAGACATACATCCGCTGGCTTACTGGTAATGAGCTTATTGAACTCACTCCAATGATCATAAAAGGTAATCAAGTTCAGCTGAAGGATTTGAAAGCAATTTCAGTAAAAGATCCTGCTCCTATTCCAAAAGAATTCACAAATGACGTAACCATCTCAAATCAGGCTGCATCTTTACCTCAAGTTGAAGAAAAAAACACGTCAATAAAACTAACGCAGTCCGTTTTTGATGCAATTGCATCTGCAATACCAAAACTGACAAACCTTAAAGAAATCATTGACAACCAAATAGTTTCCGCTGAACTGTTAATCAAATTTAACAAACCGAGAGGTATGGATGAAGATGATTATGCTAGAATACTGGGAGCGACACTGAAACCAGTTAGCGATTTAGATAACATTACTTTCAAAAGAAGTGATGGCAGATCTGAAGTCAAAGGTAAAGACCTGCTAAAAATAAAAAATGTTACAATTGATGTTACAGATTCTGGCAAACTTGTTGAGCAAGGAGTATTTCAGGAAATGAGCCGGTATATATTAGAGATTGAAAGTGAAGCGACAAATAGTTAGTTTGTTAATAGTATCATTGCTTACAGTAGGCCTCCCTTCAGTTATGAAGTGGAGGCCAGAGGCATTTCTTATTTCAACCCTATATTCAGTATGTGGAATCATGTTCTCTATAGGGTTGGGGCTAATTGTCACATTTAATATGGCCGGTGTTAGAAACAAAGGTTACATCAAAAAAATAAGAAAGAGTCTTTTAGTAATACGGAACTCATTCTTAAGGTATTTTACCATCTCTACCTTTTGCCTAATTCTTAATGAGTATCTGAAAGATTTTGAATTCACATGGGAATTCAAAAGCATTGTTTGGAAATTTTCTCCATCAATGCTTTTCTTCCTGCTTATAATTTATTCAATTGTGTTTTTTATCATTAACTTTTTAAGCGTTCAAGAGCTTGGCCATGATATCTATGACAAGGTAAATGAAGAGGATTAAATACAATTAATTCCCCCCTTTACGCACCAGCAATCCACCGCCTTCTCGAACGCTTCATCCTCAACACCATCGCCCTTCTACCTCCTCGGCCTCACCAGTCCATCAATGATGCTCGCACGGTTAATAGTTTTTGGAGCTGATACCATGTCAATCTCCGCCGCGTCGATCGTCAAACCAAACCAGTATGCTCGTCTTAATTCTTCATCGTTCTGCTCCGCTATGCCCTCAGAAAGACTGGCACCCAGTGATATACATGCTAAATGCCCACTCCTCACTCCGAACCCAGCCATTATGCTGGATTTTTTTTGCCTGCGATTCGGCAGACGCGTCACAAAACCCAGCCACATAAACCTCAGATTTACAATTAACATTAACCTTAAGTTGACATGAATATAAACCAGTGATTTAATCTAACTCACCAAGACGCAGCACGAACCACCCAGGCATGGAGTCCACGAAGTAGCCGCCGGCGGCATACGAATAGTCGGATGAGGTGGAGTGATTAACGCGCATCAGGTTAAAGAAACGTTCCGCCAGCCTGGCGACAAGGGCAAATGAGGGTGACCATGATTGACTACGCACGTAAACCAGTACGGCAGCAGGCCGTAAAACTGAGTTCTCTTGGGGCGTTTATTCGCCGCCTCTGTTACCTCTTGGCACAGAAGGGGAATCCTGATGTGTAACTCGAAAGAATGCGCGTACTGCCGCAAACCAATCGAGCAAGGGAAAGAAGTTAAAAACGTACTGCTCTTCATCCGCGGCGCCCAGCTGGCGCGCGAAGAACTCGATTATTGCTCCAAGCGTTGCGCTTCGTACGACCAGATGGCCCACGAAGCCTAACGTAAAACCCGCGCAAGGCGGGGTCTACGTCCGGTGCCACCGACCAAAGTTACACCGGAAAACTACTCAAAACCAAAAAAACACCCAATGGGCGCTATCTCTGGCCCGGGGATCTTACATCCAAAAATGAGGATCTGACATGGAATATTCTCACTTAATTCCAGCAACGCAGAAATCAGGAAAGCCTGACGCTTATATCTGGTTTACCGCCGCGACTAAGTCCCGCGCCGCGCTGATGCTGGATGTCGCGCTGGAAGATGCAGGCATCGAAACAGGCCGCGGTAAAGACTACGGCAAACCGATTCGCACAGACATGCCGATTGTTGACGATCTGCCAGAAGAAGGTGTCATCTGCTTCGAGTTCTGTAAGCGCTACACCCTGGCCGACGACCAGCGCACCTGGAACGTGATTCCCGGCACTGCGCCACAGGAAGAAAACTCTCTCGCCCCGGCCAGCACCACCACCAGCGAAGAGGTTCTGCCTGCCGCGCCGACAGCTACCGTTAATACGGCGGATGAGCCGGACTACTGGTATGAGAATGGACTGAGGGTCCTCAAATGCGGTGATGAATCCACTCGTTACGCGGTTTGCAAGCTGCCATTCCGTCAGCAGTTGCTGGCTCAACTGACGGTGGACGAGCTGCGCCATCATGTCACCCGTGGCGAACATGCGGAACTGCATGCGCTGGAGGGTGATGCCGACAATAGCTATGTCCAGACCCTTCTGCTTGCTGCTGAAAGCTGCCCTGAGGTTAAGACCTTCGACACCAAAGACCTGTGGCGCTATACCAATGCAATTCGCAAAGTGTTCAGCATGGATAAACGTCACGAGCTGGCGTTGCTGCTGCAGTTCACAAAGGCCTGGGTAGCCACCCCATATATTGACCGCGGGATCCTGACGCGCGAATGGGCCGCCGGCAACCGCATCAGCAACGTACAGCGCACTGACGCCGGGACCAATGCCGATGGAGGGTATGTCACTGACCGAGGCGCTGATGCACACCACACCCTAGATGCCCTCAATTTGGAAATCGCCTGTGCCCTGCTGCCGATGGATTTCAACCATCTGGAAATCCCTGGCAGCATACACCGCCGCGCCAAGGAGATTGTCGCGACCAAAGAAGGGCCCTGGAAATCGTGGAGCAAAATCCTGCGCAACCAGCCAGGCATTCTGGCGGTCAACCGCGCGGCCATCTTCAACCTGGTACGCATCGCACCGGAGAATATCCACCTGAACCCGGTTGCTCATCTGGAGTTCGTGAACCAGACGATGACGGCTGAATTCAATGCTGCAACTGAGCTGATGCCTATTTGTGGCAACAGTGAGCAGCGGCAGGAAGTCGTTACCCAGGAAATGGCCGATGCGGCATGGCAGAAGGTTGATGAAACGTTGAAAGAGTTTCATGGCGAATTTAATGCCGGTGAACAAAAGCGACCTGAACCAGCGCTTTCTATTGTGGGCCAGATGCGTCAACGCGCTGCCGATGAAAGACTCCACCCGGCAAACAATGAAGTAAACACCATCGATAGCCAGCCACAGGTCGCGAACCTCGGCGGCGGCGTCTTCTCCATCGAAGGCCTGATGAACGAAACCCAACAACAAACAGATGACCGTTCACCGGTTACAGAGGAGTCCACCAGCGATGTGCAGATGGAAGAGACTAACCCGGCGGAAGGAGAAAGTGTTGACGCGGTTCCACCAGGCGAAAGCACTGATGCAGCGGATCCGCAAACAGATGCCCTGAACCCGGCAGAAGTTCTGGCCGCCGCCGTGCCAGAGCTGGCGAACGCCACGCAGCCGGAAGTTACCACCGAAGCGCCGGAGGAAACCGCCAGCGCACCGGAATTCCCGGCGTATTTCGAACCGGGCCGCTATGAAGGTCTGCCGAATAACGTTTACCACGCAGCGAACGGGATCAGCAGCACCCAAGTGAAGGATGCCCGCGTCAGCCTGATGTATTTCAACGCGCGACACGTCGCCAAGACCATCCCGCGCGAAGGCTCCAAAGTGCTGGATATGGGCAACTTGGTGCATGCCCTGGCGCTGCAGCCGGAAAACCTCGATGAAGAGTTCAGCGTGGAGCCGGTGATCCCGGAAGGGGCATTCACCACCGCGGCGACCCTGCGCGCATTTATCGATGAGCACAACGCCAGCCTGCCCGCGCTGCTGAGTGCTGACGATATCAAAGCGCTGCTGGAAGAGCACAACGCCACCCTGCCCGCGCAGGTGCCGATGGGCGGCAGCCTGGAAGAAACAGCGCAGAACTATATGACGCTGCCAGCGGAATACCAGCGCATCGATGCTGACCAGAAGCAGACCGCTGCAGCTATGAAGGCCTGCATCAAAGAGTTCAACGCCACCCTGCCAGCGCCGGTGAAAACCAGCGGCAGCCGCGACTCTCTGCTGGAGCAGCTGGCGATCATCAATCCTGACATAGTGGCGCAAGAAGCGCAGAAACCGGCACCGCTAAAAGTGTCCGGCACCAAAGCAGAGATGATCCAGGCGGTGAAGTCCGTTAAGCCGGATGCCGTGTTTGCTGACGAACTGCTGGATTCCTGGCGCGAGAACCCGGGCGACAAAATTCTGGTGACCCAGCAGCAGATGAAAACAGCGCTGGCCATTCAGAAAGCGCTGCACGAGCACCCGACCGCCGGGAAACTGCTGCTGCACCCTGATCGCGCTGTTGAGACGAGCTATTTCGGTATCGACGAAGAGACCGGGCTGGAAATCCGCGTGCGCCCGGATCTGGAAATCGACATCGACGCCGTACGCATCGGGGCCGACCTGAAAACCATCAGCATGTGGAACGTGAAGCAGTCCGGCCTGCGCGCCCGCCTGCACCGCGAAATCATCGACCGCGATTACCACCTCAGCGCGGCCATGTACATGCAGACCGCAGCGCTGGACCAGTTCTTCTGGATTTTCGTCAACAAAGACGAGGGCTACCACTGGATCGCCATCGTTGAAGCCAGTGAAGAATTGATTGAGCTGGGGATGCTGGAGTATCGCCAGACGATGAACCGCATCGCCAACGCGTTCGACACTGGTGAGTGGCCAGCGCCGATCACCGAAGACTACACCGACGAACTGAACGATTTCGACCTGCGCCGCCTTGAAGCGCTGCGTCTGGCTTAATGGAGAGAATGACCATGCAAAACACCAACATTATCGCTGCTGAGCAGACTCCGAACACCATCTCTGCCAGCAATGCAGTATTCAACGTGCAGGCACTCGGCCAGCTGACAGCCTTTGCTGAGCTGATGGCGCAATCTGCTGTGACCGTACCGAAGCACCTAGCGGGTAAACCAGCCGACTGCATGGCGATCGTCATGCAGGCCATGCAGTGGGGCATGAATCCCTACGCAGAGGCGCAGAAAACGCACCTGGTAAACGGCGTGCTGGGTTACGAAGCGCAACTGGTAAACGCGGTGATCTCCAGTTCTAACGCCATTGTGGGCCGCTTCCATTACGAATACGGCGGCGACTGGGAAAAGATCGCCGGTAAGAAAGACGGCCGCGATGAGCTGGGCCTGTTTGTCCGGGTTGGCGCTGTCCTGCGCGGCGAGACGGATATCACCTGGGGCGAGAACATTTACATGGCTGACATCACCACCCGGAACTCACCACTGTGGAAAACGGCACCCAAGCAGCAGATCGCCTACCTCGCGGTTAAGTACTGGGCGCGCCTGTACTGCCCTGAGGTCATTCTCGGTGTCTACAGCCCGGATGAAGTTGAGCCACGCACCGAGAAAGAGATCAACCCAGCACCGCAGCGCGTCAGCCTGGCTGACATCCCCGGTGACACTGTAACAACCACGCATAGCGCGCAGGAATCAGCGGCAAATATTGACGCTATGGCCGATGAGTTCCGGGATCGCATTGAGGCAGCTCAGGGCGTAGATAACGCCAAAGCAGTTCGGGCCGATATCGAAAGCGCCAAAAATGCGCTGGGTTCTGCCCTGTACACCGAGCTGAAAAACAAGGCCGTGAAGCGTTACCACCTGGTGGATGCGTATAACCGGGTCGAGGCGGCAATTAACTCCCTGCCGCAGCCCGGCGAACCGGATGGTGCCGAGCGCTTCGGGGAAGCTGAACGCGTGCTGGCGTCGGCAAAGCGTCATCTGGGTGACGAACTGCACGATCAGTTCAGCATCACCCTGGCAGATATGAAACCGGAATACGTGGGCTAAGGGAGGCGGGAGGGTTCGCCCTCCCGGTAGAGACATTATGCGATTAATCAACCGCAGCACACAGTCACCGCTGGCGCGTAAAGCCTGCGACATTGCCCTGGCGGCCCACGCAGAACGCTACGGCAATTACGGGCGCAGCCGGATGAAAGAGACGTACACGGTACGAGTTGAAGGGGTAAAGATGTGGGTGGAGGTGGTGAACCGCAAGGCAAGTTACGTGGCCACGGCGATGACCGGCATGCGCCGCCTGCGATCATTACCCGGGCAGATCGCCTGATATTGAAATATCAATGTTTAACAACCGGCATCTTTATAATGATGTCGGTTACCTGAGGTGAAAGATGGCACAGGTGATTTTTAACGAAGAGTGGGTGGTCGAAGCGAAGCTGTGTGAGAGAACGGGACTCTCAAAGCGGCAGGTAACCTGCTACCGCGCTCATCGCTGGATCGAAGGTATTCATTTTAAGCGTGTAACCCAGACTGAAGGAGATAACAACTCTCCGCGGGCGACACTTTGGTACAACTTCCCAAAGATAAACAGTTTCGTTCAGGAGCAGTGACGTGGCGCCAACGGGTGTTGAAATTCACAATGGCAAGATTCGGATATGGTTCATTTATCGAGGGGTCCGTTGCCGGGAAACGCTTAAAGGCTGGCTGGTGACGAACGCCAACCTCAAAAAAGCAGGCCAGCTTAGAGCGAAGATCACCAGTGATATCCAGATGGGGATATTCGATTATGGCCTGCAGTTTCCTGGCTCTAAGGCAGCAAAAAAATTCTCAACTACGTTGAGGATTAGTACCTTCCAGGAACTTTGTGATGAATACAGCGGAACCAAAGAGCTGGAAATGTCCTACGCATCAGCGCGGAACATGCAGTCCATCATCAAGATATTGCTGCGAATCGTTGGTAGCGAAACCCTGATCACCGATATTCAACAGATAGACATTCTGAGATACCGGAAGGAGTTGTTGCTGGGGGATGTACGGAATGATGTTGTGCCACATCTCAATAAAACGGGCCGTGCACCGGCTACGGTAAACGAGCAAATCCGCACGCTTTGCGCCATGCTGAAATTTGCCAAACGTAGCCACATTATTACCAACAGCCCTTTTGAAGATATTCCTTCTTTGAAACGGCCGCGGAAAGCACCGGATCCATTCACGATGGAAGAATACGAGCGATTCATTTCGGTGTTACCGGCTTCAGTTGTTAACTTATGGAAAGTGGCCTTTTACGCTGGTCTTCGTCATGGGGAGCTGTGCGCACTTGGATGGGATGATGTTGATCTGGTCAATGGAAAAATTCACGTCAGTCGGAATCTGAACAACTACGATCAGTTCGGGCCGCCTAAAACGTCCGCCGGAGAACGCACGATTACATTGCTGGAGCCAGCCCTCGAAGCGTTAAGAGATCAATTCCATCTGACCGGTGCAGACCAGACGACAGAAATCACATTTAACCATCGTGCGTATGCGAGCACTGAACAGCAGCACGTACGGTTTGTGTTTCGTCCGGTAATTAAATTTGCCGTACCGAATCCCTATTACTCAAAAAACGCGCTGGGCTATAGCTGGAAGCAGGGTTTAAAAAAAGCAGGAATACGCAGCCGTGTGCCTTATCAGTCTCGCCATACTTACGCGTGCTGGTTGTTGTCTGCAGGTGCGATCCCCTCTTTTATCGCCAGCCAGATGGGGCATACTGATGCCAGTATGGTGTATAAGGTTTACTCGAAATGGATGTGTGATAAAGACCGGGATCAGGTGGAGCTTTTAAACAGTAAATTAGGCTAA